GCAGGAAACCCAAATCAGATGAACATTCAGTCCATGTATTCAGATATTGACCTGGATGCAAACAACATGGAAACAGAATATCAGGCATCTTTTGAAGAATTGCTTTGGTTCATCAATTGTCATTTTGCTAACATGGGCATGGGTGACTTTGATGGTGAAGAAGTGGACATCATCTTCAACAGGGATATTCTTATTTCTGAAAGTGAAGTCATTGACAACTGTCAGAAGTCTGTTGGTGTTCTGTCTGATGAAACAATTGTTGCAAATCACCCATGGGTGGATGACCCACAAGCTGAACTGGAAAGATTGCAGAAGCAGAAGGAAGAAGCTATGGAACAATATGGTCTTGGTTTCAACCCTGCAACTGGTGGTCAGAATCCTGGTGATGGTAGTGGTGATGACCCAGGCGGTGAAGGTGGTGATGAATAATGCCACAGAAAAGAACTGCTGCATATTGGAAAAAACGATTTGAAGCACTTGAAGCTGCATCTAATAAATATGGTCAACAGACATACAGTCAGATTGAACCTGCTTTTGATGCTGCACAAAGACAAATCCAGGGTCAGATTGAAGCCTGGTATGGTAGATTTGCGACAAATAACCAAATCACCATGCAGGAAGCAAGAAAACTTCTTTCTGCTGCTGAATTGAAGGAATTCAAGTGGGATGTCCAGGAATATATCAAGTATGGTAGAGAAAATGACCTGAATCACATGTGGATGAAGGAACTGGAAAATGCATCTGCAAAATTCCACATCAGCAGACTGGAAGCATTGAAAATCAGGACACAGCAAGCAGCAGAAGTTGCATTTGGGAATGAACTGGATGCAATTGATGCTATGGCAAGAAAAGTTTTCACAGAAGACTATTATCACAGCTTGTTTGAACTTCAAAAGGGGTTTGGAATAGGTTGGGAAGTTGGTCAGATTGATAAAAGAAAACTTGAAAAGTTAATTTCAAAACCTTGGACAGCAGATGGGAAAAACTTTTCTGCAAGGATTTGGGAACAAAGAACACAGTTGGTCAGTGAACTTCACAACCAATTGACAAGAACCTGCATCCTGGGAAAAGCACCTGATGATGCAATCAAGGCAATTTCCAAGAAATTCAATGTTTCTAAGAATCAAGCAGGAAGACTTGTGATGACTGAACAGGCTTATTTCCATTCAGTTGCACAACAAGAAGCATTTGAAGACCTGGATGTTGAAGAATTTGAAATTGTGGCAACCCTGGATTCCCTGACTTCTGAAATCTGTCAGGAAATGGATGGAAAGCACTTCCCTATGAAGGACTATCAACCAGGTGTGACTGCACCACCTTTTCATCCTTGGTGCAGAAGTGTGACTGTTCCTTACTTTGAAGACAACTTCACTGGTGAAAGGGCAGCAAGGGATGAAGAAACAGGAAAGACCTATTATGTTCCTGATTCCATGACTTATCCTGAATGGAAGAAGTCAATGGTTGATGGTCAGACTGATGGATTGAAACCTGTTGATGAAAGTGCTACAATGATAAAAAGAGATTATCAAACAGAATTAGCACAGAAATTTGGTTCTGAACACTATGATGCAATGCATGATTTGATTGATTCCTGTGAAAATCCTTCTTTGCAGAAAGTTTGGGAACAATATGAATCAGACATCAAGGTTGGGGATGCAAAATATAAGGGTCATGAATATTGTAGTGGTTCAAGGATTTATGTGAATGGTGCAAGGGATGCAAAGGGTAACACCTGGCAAGCACCATATCAGGTATCTTTCCATGAATCAGGTCATGCAATTGATTCCCTTGCAGCTTCACAAGCAAGTGGTGTTGGACATCATTATTCATCCAGGTATAAAGACGGTCTATTTCCACAGACTATCAAAGATGAAGTTCAAGAATGGGTCAATAAGAAAGCAGAAGTCATCAAGCAGGCTTTCAAAGACCACAAAGGTGACTGGGAATGGTTGTATAATGCAGGTTACATTTCTAAGTCCAATTATGATTTCTATACAAGATATGGTAGATGGTTAAGTGGTGAACCAAAGTATTCCAAATCAATTGCTTACAGTGCAGTTGAAAAGGAAGTCAAAGCATTGTCACCACTTCAAAAAGCAGACCTTTCAGACATCCTGGAAGGTGCAACTGGTGCAAAAATCAGTTGTGGCTTTGGTCATGGTGCTTCTTATTGGAAGCAAAGAACCTATCTTGGTGTTTCTGATGGTCTTGCAACAGAAGCATTTGCAGAAATGATTGATTCTGCAATGTCCTGTCCTGAATCATTGGAAACAATCAAAAAGTATCTTCCAAAGTCTTATGCAATCTTTGAAGAAATGATTGCTGCTTTGGTGAAATAGAAAGGATGGTGTTTGATATGGAAGAAAAGCTGAATCAGTATGCAGAACACTTTGGTGAAAACTTCCCCATTTTCATTGTTAGACATTTAGATGAAGATGAAGTGGTCAAAATTATTGATGAATGTATTTCAAACAACAAACCTTATGAAGTAGATGCACAGGATGATGTGTTCTACTAAGAAAGCACTTTGACAGTGGTCAGGGTGCTTTTTTCATGCAATTTCAGGGGTACAAATATATCAAGACCCTTGGAAAAATGCCTATATGGGCATTATATGAAGTCGAAAAATTCCAGTTTCCTTGAAAAATCTATGAAATGAACCCAAAGGGGTGATTGGTAGTAGTTTCCTTTCAAGGAAGGTGGAATTTTTTATATTGACCTGGTGGATGTCGAAAAAAGACACAATCAAACAAATCTGATGGTGAAAGTAACACCGAAAACAAACTGAAAGGATGGTTTTGAATTATGAAAAGAAAGTTTTTAGAAGACATGGGTTTGGAAAAGGAACAGGTTGACAAGATTCTTGATGAAAACAGTCAGGATATTGGAAAGGCAAAGGGTGACCTTGAAAAAGTTCAGGCTGACCTTACTGCTGCACAGCAGGAAGTCACTACTTTGAAGGGTCAGGTTGCTGACAGGGATAGTCAGCTTGAAACTTTGAAGAATTCCACTGGTGATGTTGAAGCAATGAAAACACAGATTGCAACTTTGCAGGCTGATAATAAAGCAAAAGATGATGCACATGCTGCTGAAATCAAGCAGTTGAAGATTGATAATGCTGTTAATTCCGCACTGACTGGTGCAAAGGCAAAGAATGTGACTGCTGTCAAGGCACTTCTGAAAGACCTGGACAAAGCAGAACTTGCTGATGATGGTACTATCAAGGGTCTTGCTGAACAGATTGAAGCATTGCAGAAGTCTGATGCTTACTTGTTTGATGCAGCACCTTCTAAAAAGACAAAGGTTAAGGGGGCAGAACCGGGTGAAAGTGGCAAGGAAGATGGTGATGAAAAGGTTGATACTTCCAAGATGACCTATTCTGAACTTGCTGCTTATATGGCTGAAAACCCTGATGCAAAGATTGACTAATAGTCAATCACAAACCACAAAAATAATTTTATGAAAGGTATTGGTGAAAGAAAATGGCTAAATTTGATTCTAAGAGTTTCAATCCGCAGGCATTTGGTGCTTATGTAAAGCGAATTCCAAATGTCACTAAAAACGAACTTGCAAAGAGTGGTGCAATCGGTTCTAATGAACAGGCTCGTGCTGCACTTGGCAATCAGACTGGTTCTTTGTATGCTCGTATTCCTTACTTTGGAAGAATTGATGGTTCTACCAGTCAGAACAATGATGGTGCAACTGACATTGCAAGCACTAACACTACTACTTATGAACAGGGTTTTGTTGTTGCTTCTCGTATGGACAGTTGGACTGAAAGAAGTTTCAGCAAGAACATCACAGCAGGTGTAGATTTCATGGACAATGTTGCTGCACAGATTGCTGACTACAAGTTGGATGTTCGTCAGGCTATGCTGCTTGCTATGCTTGAAGGTATCTATGCAATGGGTGTTGAAGGTGACACTGTTGCTGCAAAGGCTGCTGCTGAATTCATTGACAAGCACACCTTTGACATCAGTGCAGGTGAAGGTGAAGCTGCAATGGTTGGTTCTACTACTCTGAATAAGGCTATTCAGAAGGCTTGTGGTGACAACAAGAACATCTTCAAACTGGTTATCATGCACAGTGAAGTTGCTACTA